AGAATAATCTCAAGTTATTATAAATAGTTCCACAATAAAAGAAAACCCCCCGCTCTTCGGAGCGGGGGGGGTTGGAAAAATAAATCCGAAACAGTTATTATGTTGTGGATACATCTGCATGATTACATTTACAAAACGCCCGAATATACCAAAGCGTGCCATCAGATACTACATATATTTGAGTGCCTAAAAGAGCTTTTGCAGCCGCAATTATAAAATTTGTACCAGCAATATCTTCTGTGCCATTATCACACACCGCAATACCATTCAAAACAGCAGATGGAGCTGAAATCGTTAAAGTCGCGCCCGAACCCGCTGTTGAATTAACTACAAAAATGTATTCTAAACCAGCAGTCAAAGCAGGTAAAGTAAACGCAATATCGTTTGTGGCCGTGTCCATGTCTAACGAAAAGAGTGTCCCAGTTGGGTGTTCAGATTCCGTCAATGTTTTGGTTAAGGCTGAAACATTATTGTACGACGCCACCCTTCTTGTACAATGTCTAGGTTGTCTTTTAGCCATAGTTGAAAACCCTCCCGCCACTATAAATAGTTGTTAATTCTCATAAAAAGAAAACCCCCCGCTCCGAAGAACGGGGGGCTGGAAATTAATCCTTAGTCAATTGACTTAGCTGGTTGCGCCAGCCTCACCAATCAGACCGCGTACAACAACTAAGCCGTACATATCAGGACGTACCATCTTCTTCGCGTAGCGCGTCATGACGCCCTTACGGGGCACGAAGTCTTCCGGCCCAAAGATGGTGGGCGTGACCTGCAGCGGAACGTAAGGAGCGTATACATAGCCACTCTCAAGGAAGCTACTGCCCTTACGACCAACAAGGATGATATTTCTTGGGAAGTAAGGATCAACATATACATCCCACTTCTTAGAAATGCTACCAACCTTAACGCCGCCGGCGGTGCCATTCTCGTCAACAGCAACCGAAGCGCGGAAACCAGAGGTGAACTCTAGAATCGAAGCAACTTCTGGGCTGCAAACGAGGAAGTTCGCACCACCACGGATGGTCTTGCGGTGAATACGAGCCGAAACGTCATTGACGGTTTCTAGCAACGTCTCATACCACTCGCTAACCGTACCGGTGAAATCAGGCGCTGCGGACAACGCACCAACCTCTGCACCAGTCTCCTTGTTAACGAATAGACCGGGTGAACGTGACCAGTAGAGCGTACCAGCAGTGGCACCCTTAACGAGGTCAACGAGAATCTCACGATCGATTTCCAAAGCAATCTGCTCAGAAAGAATCGAGGTCAACTCAACTTCAGCGTCAAGGTTGTGGTAGGCGTTGAGATCCTGTCCCAATTCCGGAGTCCACTTAGCCTTGAGCTTCTTGGTCTGTGCCGTAACACTTACAGAATCAACCTTGATGTCGATCTCAGGGATGATACCCTGCGTATCACCAACAGCATTGGTCGCCTCTTCCAAGCCCCAGAGGTCACTACCAGCAACACCACCGAGGGCACGGTTGCCTACGTTGCCGAACTGATCCTTGATTGGGTACTCAAACCACACCTTAGTGCCCGTCGCGCCCTTGTATCCTTGGTAGCACCAAGATGATGACATCTGCGCAGCAGTTTCAGAACCGGTTGCAGCAATAACAATGAGGTATCTTCCCTCAGTTTCGCCACCAGTACTACCATCCAATTTCGCGGCAGTAATAATTGGGTCCTTACGGGTAAGGCGACGAACATGCTTGCCATAGAAATGATGGCCGGGTTCTCCACGCGGATCCGCAGAAACACCCAGCGTCGAATTGCTAGCACCAGAACCTGAAACCGCCTCAATAGCAGTTAAGTTGTTGGTATCAAGTTGGCTGAACGCAGCACTACCTGAAACGGTAGCTACAATACAAATCTTGCCAATCAAGTCCGGGTCGTACTGCACGAGGCGATCGCCCAGATCTGAATACTCAGAGGTCGTCACCGTGCCGCCATTAATTAAGGTATGCCCGTCACCAGAAGCGTTGTTCCAAGTGCCGCCAACGGTACCCGAAGCAACGATAACCAATTCCAGTCCGCTGGTGCCTTTGACACTACCAGTTGGGCTGGAGTAGCCGTTGTTCAAGCTGTAAAAGCTCGTCTCTTGACCCCATGAACCAGAAGCACTGTTGGTACCACCGCCGGCCTTGAAGCCGCTTAAATCAACACCACCAGTAATCTGCTGGCCGACGACGTTACCGCCGTACAACGAATCAGCAGTACCCTGCGTGTTGTAACCCAATTTTTGACTTGCAACTTGGAAATCCAAGAAGAAGATGAGTCCACTGGGCAAACTCATCGGTTGTACGCTAACGAGTTCGTTAGCAATTAGCCCGCCGAATACTCGGCGAACGATCGGAAATGCGACGGCAGCAAAGCCCTCAACATCGCCATTGGCCATAGCCGAAGTTTCACGAAGAAGCTCCTTGGCTTGGTTTTCTAGCAGAACAGCCATGCTGTTTCTACTTCTATCATTCTCAATCCCTTCCAAAAGACCGGTCTTCTCCCACTTAGTAAGCAGAGCAGCGCCTTCCTTTGAAAGATCACGGGAAACGATATTTTCGGTTAATCTTTCTACAATACCTGACATAATCTTTTCCTCCTTGTTTTGTTAGATCTATTCGATTCCAGCCAAGCGTCTCATACGCACGGTGAAATCATCAGTATTATTTGTTTTCTCCTCCCTCTTGCGAGAATGGAGAAGAATAGAAGACGAATTTCGCTTATTTACTGCTTCACTCAGTGACTTCGGCATTCTGTTTTTAGAATTTCCCACTGTGTTTTGAAGAGTTTCAAACACGATTTTCGCACTCTCTATAGAATCAACATTGTTAATAGATTCGACAATTTGTTCTTTTTGTCGCTCATTCAAGGAGGCATCCATTAGTGCTTTGTTGATATAAAAAAGCTTCGCATTCATTAAATGCGTGCTTTCAAATTTTTGTTTAATTTGGTCAACCGCCTCCAACATTCTATTGCTGGTGTGAGTAACCTTTTTAAGTTCTTCTTTAAGTTGCAAATTTTTCTTTTTAATTTCTCTATTTTCTTTCTGCAACTTGTCGTTCTTCTTCTTTTGCTCTTCAGCATATTCCTCAAGGGTCGCTGCGATCTCTTTTACCATTTGAGTATCGTGAAAAGCGTTCGTTGGCTTCATTTGGCCATTACCAAAGCCGCCATCGGGCTGAGCTTTATAGTCCATTGCTAGCGTTTCAGCTAATTCTTCTAGAAGTTCTTCATCAAGAGCAACATCTTCTTCTATTTTTTCTTCTGCGGGAATTTCAGGATCTGTAGCCTCAAGCATCGGGGTGATCTTATTCTTTCCAGATCCTCGTGCCGCATCGTAATCTAAATTGTCTAATTCAATTTCCAAAACGGTATTTTCATCAACATCGTCGGCCAATGACTCATAAAAAGCTTCTAAAGTCTGTTTCTTTACACTGCCAATGCTGGCTGCATGCTTTACATCGGCATCTTGTGCAATATCTTGTGGGGCCGGCCCACCTGCCGCGGCGCCTTCTTCGCCGCCACCTAGGTCACCGCCTAGGTCACCGCCTAGGTCCAAGCCACCGCCGAGGTCATCTTGTTCTTGTAATAGCGCTTCCACAGTGTCTTTAATCTGATTTGAATATTTTTGAACCACTGCCTGCTCTGCGCTCTGTATAGCCGCTTCGCGCAATGCGGCGGCGTCAATAATTGATTGTTCTAACATGGACGACATAGAGTACTCTCCTGATAACTATAGCTATCAATAAATAGTACTGTAAAAATTAAAACGACACGGAACACGTTACGATGTCAGAATGTACTTACCGCTGCCTTGATTATATAGTTTGCATCAACGCTGCTGCCATGTACAAATGCAATTCTATCAATTCCATAAATTGGAACAGTCACATGTTTTGCCCCGTCAATTGTGGCCCAAGTGGCAGCAACAAAAGATGCATCTGTTGTTGCTTGATTTTGACCCATAGGGAGATATAACGGCGCCCACGATTTAAAAACATAGTTATAGGCATACAAAGTCAAATCTTCGCCTGTATCATCATTATTAATTTGTATATGAAGATGCGAAGCGTTACCAGTGGCGTACCCATTTGCGCCGGCGGATACCGAACTCAGATCATCCTCTAAGGCACTAGCTAGAACGGTCTCAATAAGGCATGTAGAATCAGGAATATCTTGGCTACCTGATGGCACAGCCTCAGTATAATACAGTGAGAGCGGCCGACGTGTGCGAGTGTGAGACGCTTTTAATCTTTGGTCGTATAATGCTGATGGTAATGTCATGGTTACTTTTCCTTGCTCTATAAATAGTTAATTTATTTAATTTGTGCTCTTCTTCTTTTTCTAAGGCGTCTTTTTTTATCAGAGGGTTTTTCATAATACATTCTTTCTCTGACTTCTTCTAATATTCCCTCTTTTCTGACCATTTTTGTAAACCTTTTTAACATTTTTTCAAATGGTTCATTTCGCCTAGATTCTACTTTTACATGCCCTCTTTTCATAATTATATCACTCTTTAACTAGGTGCCTCCAGACATTTGCGCCGGGAATGCTTGATATATCAACGCCCGGATCAGATGGAGCAACATTGGCTAGAGGGTTTGAAGCCGGTTGACCTTGAGCTTGGCCGCTGGTCATAGGAGTCGTACCTTCAAAAATATTTACGCCATTGAAAGCGTCTTTTCCGATTGCTTCAAGTAGTTTTTTTCGTGACTCTGCAGCTTTCTTTTTTATCTCTTGCGTCTCCGTCTTTCTTGTTGCGGGCGGTGGGGCTGTGGATGTTGGCACACTTTTCGCTTCTCGGATCACGCCTCCGGTGCCTTTAATAACCTCAGAAATTAAACTAGACAAAAACCCCTCTTCATAGAGCATTTCTTTAATACACTCCTGTATTATTGGCTTAACTTTCTTTTTAAATTCAGAACGCTTCATTTTATTCCTCTAAAATACTATTCAAAATACGATTTATTCGGTCTGCTTTTGTAAAAATTTGATTCATAAACTCTTTACTTTCTTTTATGGTTGTTGATGGTTTCATAAAAGCACCCTTCGTTGATGGGTCTGCAACAATATCAAAACAAATAAGCTGAAAATCGTCTTGTACATATGTGTGGCCGCCTCGTTGTTCCACAGAACCCAGACCTCTAGAGGATATGCCCACTTGTACACCGCTCTTTACTAGAGATTTTAAAATTTCACCAGAAGGCGTACTTAAAGCTTTAATCTTACCCATCATATCATTACCTTCAAACCATACATCTGTAACAAGGTGAGAGCAGTTCTGTAAATTAACAACAGAACTCTCTGGGTGATCTAATTCACCCAGCGCTCTTTTTTCCTTAATTAACTTCATATAATTTCTTGCTTCACGCTTTAAAATATCCAAAGAATAGACTCGGCCGTTGCCATTTTTTGCATCGGCTCTTTGCATAACACCGGTCAAGTACAGAGCAGTACCATCTCGCATTTCTTGTTTCTCACGTTCGGTGAGTAAATCTTGGCAAACACCACCCTCACACAAAGCATAATATTCTTGTAATAGTACTTGTTTGTTCATGTCGTTTCGGTACCCTGTAATTTAATAGCCAATTGAGTAATTAATTCGGGATTACCTATTGCTAAAACTATTTCTTTTATTCTTTCTGCGTCGGCGGCCTTAACAGTTTCCTGAGCGCTGCCGGGATCTACATCTATTTGAAGATTTCCAAACTTAATGGCCTCTTCTTTGATAATCTGTTTTAATTTCTGAATAGTTATTTTCATCTTCAGTTCCTCAAGCGGGCGTTACCCGCATGATACAGCAGCCGCCTTTGCAAAGCCTCGGCGGTTGTAGCATCCAATGATTATCAACAAAAATATTAATTCCTTTTGACATTGATTCCCTCATCTCCAAACAACATACTTAAGGCGTATGAAGTGCCGGAACTTAATGAGCCAAGCAATAATGCGTTTGCCCAGTTAAGTTCAAAAGTAAATAGTTCTGTATAAAAAGAAATTCCGTAAAGAAAAACGCCGACCCAAAAACCCAAGCACATTGGGCAGTGAAATAGTTCTCCAAAAAATCCATCCTTGGGCCTTATCTTGTTAAATATACTTCCGTAAACTAAAATTTGAGTTAGGCCGTATGCTGCTAACACAAACCAAACAAGCTCCATATTATTCTCCTATATTCTATAAATTATCTGATACTGTTTATAAGCGGGGTCAATAGTTCCCTTCTTTTCTTCGTGGGGCACTTCACCCAATTCGGTTGTATCTTCTTCTTCTGGTGATGTATACATATCATCTATATCTATTTCATAATCAAGGGCGGCCATTATTTCTGGAGTTTCTTTCTTTAGAAAATCATATACAGCCAATAATATTACTTCAACAGTGTCAACTTCGTCGTTGACAGGATACATCGCCTCCAAAGTTCCATACACCATGCCAGCTTGTATAGTATCAGGTAATATAATACCTTTAAACCGCAAAAAATTAAAAAACTTATTTTGTGATGGATATGGGTCGATATGTGCATCCCCCCTAGCAAATGCTATAATTTTATTTTTTGAAGGCGAAATAACAATATCGTACAAAGGGTGATCATAAATTATATAATCGCCAGATAAAGTACTGCGAATTTTAAGATATACCTTAATTGGATCTTTTACTTGCAGTTTAATTTTAGTATTCGGATCTAGGCCGACCTTAAGTTTAATCCCGGGATCGGGCGGTGGCGGCTCAGAAATTTTGACACGAATTGGCCCCTTATCTGGCTCCAAACTGCTTACAACAACCCTTATTTGTTCTTGTATTTCTTTATGCATTTGTCTGTATCTCACCAACCAATTGTTGCATTTTTAGAACCTTTAAAAGAAGCTTCTCTGTTATGTGCTCTCCTTTAAAGCCCTCTATAACTTTTAATACACTTTTTGTTTTATCCGTCATTTCTGTATCTTTTTTGATTTCTTCGCTCTCTAATAAATTAGCTATTTCATCTTTTAATCTATAAATCTCTTCATTTAAGAACATTTTTAATTCTAGCCCATTATCGTTAAAAGAAGAAATATACTTTGAAAGCAATTCTTTTTGTTCCTGAAGGAGTTCCACATAGGAATTATTAAATTTCTTTGTAAAAATTTTCAAAGTCGTGTTTGAAACTTGCATATTTTCTCTTTTTTCTTGCACCTTCTTTAGTGTCATTTTTCTTATTATTTGCCCCTCCATTATGATTCTGCTCTTGACGGGGGCGCTATCATTGAAAATTTGAAATATGCTAGCCAAATTTTTGTAATTTGGAACAAAATTTGAAAAAGTGTTTGGTGATATGTTTTTATTAATTCTGGCAATTAACTTAGATTGCTCAGAATATACATTTTTAGGATTAATTGTGTCTTTATAAATTTTCTTAATTTCAGATAATAATCTTTCTGCCTCTTTTTCCTTTAAAGAGAATGTCTCATTTAGGGTTCTATATATTTCAAGCTCTCTACCAAGAACAGAGTTTTTGTTAAAAAACTCTCTGAGAGTTTGGACAATAATTTTCTTCTTTTTTGCATCATTTTTTATAGTGGCTCGCGTTAATTCTTTAACAAGGGCCTCGTATAAAAAAGCAGTATTTCTTCTTTTATTATGTTTAAACTTCATTCGTTTTCCTCTCCAAACTCTCCAACAACATTCTCACTTCTAAGTTGGTTTGAAAAAGCTCGTCTTCAATCACGTCATTATAATTAGATTTGTTTTCCGAAACAATACCTTTTGATATCTGATCAAAAACATCTACGCCGATTCCGCGGCGGCCAAATTGTGCTGGGCCTGCTTGCGACATCATATTTTTTCTGCGCGCTGCAGACTGCCTTCTGTCCATGCCCTTTCTTTGCGGCGTATGCCATTTTCCTTTAGATTTGGACGTGGTAGTTTGTGTGTTCCCCATAATATCACTTTTAGAGATTCTAATCCATGAATCACCATCGTCTCTCTTTGCTGGGGCGGCTTCTGCTGGAGCGGCCAATAATGTCCCCTCATCTTCGCCACCGGCCGGTGACGTAACTTCTGGCGGGGCTGCAGCAGCGCCTTCTTCACCGCCGGCGCCGGCGCCAAGGTCACCACCAAGGTCGCCACCGCCAAGGCCCATGTCTTCACCGCCTTCAGCAGCGGCGGCTTCGGCACCCTCGGGTTCTGCAGCAGATGTGCCAGTAGCAGCTTGAACGCCGCCCATCTCAGACGCCGAACTTAGTGCACCAGAGGCGCCGGCTACAGCCTCGGCGGCCTTTTCAATCATCTGATCAATTTTCTTGTCGAAAAATCTCTCTCTTTGATTTCGCACAAACTCTTCTTCTGAAATATTTAAAATATTCTTCGCCACCCATCTTCTACTAAAAATTTGTTCTGTCGCAGAACTTACAACATTTAATTTTTGTGTCCAGTGCTCAATTTCTTGTAATTCAGCAATCTTTGATGGATTGTGTAAATGTAGCTTAAAGGATACCAAGTCGTGTCCCTTGTAGCCTAAAGTATATAGATGAACAATTGCCACCTTCTCAAGCTCTGAAATAACTGAGCGCTGAAGACGTTGAATAGTCCTTGCAAAACGAATATCCTTCTGAGCTAGTGAAGTCTTATCTTCTTCGCCGCCTTCGCCACGAATCAAATAAGACATTGGAATTTTAATTGCGGCGAACAATTTGTCTCTCAGATATTTTACATCATCAATGTCGCCAGTTCTCTGCTGCCCGCCAAGATTTTCAATCTTTGTTCCGCTTGCGCCTCCACGAACGGGAATCCAGAAATCCTCCTCAATTGAGGCCGGATTGTATCTTAAATCAATTTGTCCAGAAGAGGCATCAACAACGCTGTGTCGTCTCATCTGCGTCATTGCTTTTTCAACGAATTGTTCAACTTCTTCCGGAGGAATACCGCCAACATCAATATAAAAGACGCGGCGGTCAGGAGCGCGGACAATACGATATGCCATCATTGCATCTTCCAGCAATGTCATCTGTCTCCAAATTCTTCTTGCCGGGTCTAAAACACTAGTGCCATATGGCGCATACTTATCATTACCAAGTACTCTAAAGTGAGCAACCTGCCAATTTTCCAACGTCATTCCTGCAGAGTTCCACTGATATTGAATGTAGTTTGGATTTGTGGGGTCTTCCCCTTCTAATCTTTCTACCTCGCTGACGGGGAGTCCGATTGCGCTCTTAATTCCAATTTTATCATCAATGTCCAAATAAAGGAAAAAGTCCCCATATTTACACAAAGTTCTAGCCCAGCCATACAAGTTAAATTCAACATTCATAACTTGATAAAACAAGGTTTCTAATATGTTTTTAATTTCTTCGTTTTGGCATTCTATTTTTAACACTTTGCTAAACTGAGTGTGTGTCGTAATCTCATCTGCATATATATCTAAAGCAGATGCCAACTCTGGCGTATACTCCATTTGATCAAAGTCGCCATATCGCTCTGAGCGGTGCTGTTGTTTCATCATGCCGGTCATGATGTGATCATACGGATTATATGTTTTCTTCTTGAACTGCTGACCACTAGCACTTTTAAATGTAGAGGCGTATTTATCTAACTTATGCCTTCTTAATTTACGAGCATGTTGCTGTCGATAATTAATGATTGGTCCTGAAAATAGTTTTGTCAACTTTTTAAACAAAGTTGAGTTTGGGTTATCAGGATTGTTTCCTAAATTTCTTCTTTTTCTTCTTGTGCTGTTTCTATATGCCATTTATCTCTACCTTATAAAAAAGGGCTTATCTAAATTCATAACCACATTTTTTGGATCGCGCTTTGTGAACTTATTTTTATCATGATTTTTCATACCCTTAACAGTTGTTTTAATAGATTTCTTTGTTTTAAATAGGCAGTTTAACATAGCTCTTTTGTATTCTACCTCTTGCTTGTTCACTGTCAGTGCCATGTCGCGGATCCAACATGCTATGGCGCAAGCCATTACCAAATCATCATTATATCCACGCATGGCTTGCGCTTTACCATTGTTCCAAATAAATGTTCTAAATTCATTAAAAATTCTATTTGATTTTATTTTTATAGCCCTGTTTCTAACTAGTTCCTCCAGCTTTGCAACCACCAAAGGTCTTGTTTTAACCGTAGTTGTAAAGCCCGGAGTGACTGTCTTTTGCTGTTCTGCTAAATATTGATCAACGTGTTCGTGGCTCCCCTTTCTAGAATAATAAAGGTTGGGGTGATTCATGTCTATTAATTTATCCAAAACGGACATGCCAATAGAGTTGTTTTCAACCACCGTCAAACAAAATCCATACTCTTTGCTAGTTTCATAAATTAAGGTTGCAAACATATCAATTGGTAGTTTGCCCTTATATTCCACAACCTGTTCCATTGTTTCAGAATTAAAAATATGAAAAGCTGAACTGTCTTGGCCGTCGCCGCGAGCAACGTCTGCGACCATAAAGTATTTCTTTGACAAATCAAATCTTTCCCAAATCCACAAATTTCTATCAAATCCGGTTCTATATAGGGGTTCACAAATAACACTTTTAATGTCATCTAAATCTTCACCACTCAGGAGTGTCTCCCCAGACATGTTGAAATTGCATTCAAGTTCTTGTGCGACTTCTCGCTTTGACATGTTGCGACATTCTTTTTCAAACCACTCTTGGTCTCTTTCAGGATGTTTATCCCAAGGCAAACATATGTTGTTAAAGTCATTAATGCCCTGCTCTGATTCGCTATATAATTTATGAAACATGTTGCCAACGCCCTTGGGGGTGGAAGCGATTATACAATCGCCACCCGTCGACAAAGTAGGGAGGAGGCCGGCCCACAGGTCATCCAACCCCTCAATGATTGCAGCTTCGTCAATAACCAACAAAGAAAGCGCCTCAGAACGGCCAGCGTCGCCCGAAGTTGAAATTGCTTTTACTTCACTTTCATTATCTAGCTTAAATGAGTTTCTGTTATCAACGACAATTTCAGAAATCATCATCCATTCTGGCAGAGATTTCATCGCCAGCTTTGTTTTTTTAACAAGATTTGCCGCAGTTTGTAATTTGGTTGCCATTACTACAACATTTTTACCTCTGTGAAACAGCATAAGCCATGTAATGTAAGCAGATATTGTTGTTGATATACCAAGCTGCCTTGCTTTAAGTATTATATTATACCGATGGTCCGTAAAATCTTTTACTGCCTCCTCTTGAAAGGGAAACAAGCTAAAAGGAATCAACCCCTTCATGGGGTGTGAAATTCTGACATAATTATTAATAAAATAAACGGGATCTTTACCGCACTTGATAAGCTCTTTCTTGATATCTTTCTTTGTTAAGCGGTATTTTTTTGCCATTCAACTTTTTATTATCCTTTATCAACTTCGCCCGGTGTTGGTCGCTCTGGGTTCTTTTTGAATCTATTTTTTGGATTTTGCTTTGAAGACAATGATAGGAACTTTTTGATTGCACCCTCTACGCCATTTTTAGTTCGCCAATCAGAACCCACTTCCTCGTTATCTTCTACTTCGTTGGCATCTAAACCTCCAATATTATATCTCTTGGACGATTGCACCCAATTTCTAATATTAGACATACGCTGAATTAAGGATGTGGCATCACCCGCCGAACTTAGATTTAGTGTCTTGCCAGTAACTTTTTTATATTCTTTCTTTATAAACTTGACAATATCGTTAAATGTTTGTTCAATTTCTTCTTCATATCTCTTAGGGCCGTTGCGATGTAAATCTTTCATGTTAACCTCGCCATGATATTTAATAATCAGTTGATTGCCATGAAATTGACACCCAAAGCCGTCCATAAGACCATCACGAGAATTTATATTAATATTATCTACTTTTTCTCTATTTAGGCCAATCTTAACTGGCTCTCTCTTGTTATCATAAAAATTCATCATGCCGTCCTCTTCTTGAGCGCCGTCATGTTTTTTCGATAATGCCTGAGAGATACCCGTGATTATATTGTAAAGTTCATTTGACATTTGATTTTATCCTCTCCCACTTTTTTTTCCAGTGGTGTTCAACGCCCTCAAGATGCTCAACATAACATTTATAACAACACCTAAACTTATTCATATAAAGTTCGTCTCTGTTGTTAAAGGAGTATACCTCGCACAAAGGACATTGCCTATTTGTTTCTTTATTAATTAGTTTCTCACTTATAAAAAACCCATTCATCTCTACTGTGGTGTCAATAGAATTTCTTTCTACTTCTCTCCTTTCCACCTCTTTAATTTGCTTTAAGTATTCTTCCTCTTTTTCCTGATTCCATTCCGATGCTGGATTTTTAATTGCAATTTCGCCGTATTTCTTAGCAATTGCTTTTTCAAGTGAGGCTATATAATCCCAATCTTTTTTCATTTCGCTGTCTGTACCGCCGCATAAAAGATTCCTAAAGACAAAGCAACACCGCCTATAAAGCCACCAGCAAACCACCAATGGCTGTGTGAGTTGGGTTGATTAAGTGTTATCTTCTCAAGATGATTAATTTGATTATTTTTGATTTTTAAAATTGCGCCGTACTTCTTTTCAGTGGCATCCAGCGATGCCTTAACGGTGGAAGTTAGCATATCACACTTTGCCTTTTCCTTGGCTGCGCTGTGCTTAAGCTGCAGCGAACACTCTAATTGGCCCTTTTCTTTGGACGCCAACAATACTGCATTCGCTTCATAATTGTAAAGAATACCATTATAGGGTGCCTTCTGGCCCTGTTTAATCTCTGCCACTTTTGGATTAGAGTAAGAGTTGACGGGGATAAAGACAATTAAAAATGTTAAAAATACACTAATCAGTCGTATCATCTATCGTCACCAATTCAAAACCAAACTCGCTAGCGATTTTTGCGGTTCTGCCCTCTGGATCATTATGCGTCTCTTCAACAATTTTTTTAACCTTTTTCTTTTCCCACTCGTGAAGTTTCAGCTTCTGTTTCTTATATTCCTTATCAAGCTTCATGACAGTCTTGTTATAATCCTCGATAAGTTTATCTCTTTTTGCTAACTCTTCTTTATGAGCACTGTTGATTGCTTCAACTTCTTTCTGGTGAGACTTTTTTGAAGCCTTGAAAGCAGACTTGATGTTATCAACGTTTTTCTTGTCTCGCAGTAAAATAACTACAACAACCGTATAACAAGCAAGGGCGAAGTATTGCCAGTATTTAATGACTGTTGCATATGCTTTCTTAAAAAACGTTTTAACTGCTAACCAAGTCATTTTAACTCTTTTGAAAGCTCTTCTCTGATAAGTTGTTTAAGGCCGCGTTTAGTTAGCTTGCGTGACTCCTCATACATCGACGGCAATTGATACATTTCCTCTTCTCGCGCATAGCCGCCCTTTGTGGCACCACGCCATGGTGTCCCCGGTTCGCCAGAATAGGGTTTGCGGGTTTCAGGTTTTGCTTCTGCGCCAATTTGAACCTCGACTGTTTGCCAAGTTTCATCAACGGCGTTCTCGTGCTTAAGATAAGCGGCGACAAGATCTTTCAACGCTTGCTGGCCTTGTTGCGATTCATCGCCAATTACATACTCTCGACCCTTGGAAACCTCTGGGGCGTATACTTCGCCGGCTTCTCGCGCTGTAGATCCCGGCTCGGCGCCGAGGGCCTGAACTGCCTGCTGATCTGCCGTATACTCATTCCATGGACTTTCTTTAGAAAGGCGCTCCCACATTTCATATATGGTGGGTGTTTCGTCAAGCGGGTCGACGGCAACGCCCTCAACACTTTGTAATTTATAATTTTCAGGGCCGGTGCCGTCGATAATCGCAGTAACCTTTTTTGGTTCGCCGGGGCCGGCCCCCGCTTCGGCTGCTTCCATCTCACCCGGCTTAGCGGGACGGACTTCAAGCTCCTCTTTCAAGTGCTTCCGCCAGTTTTCCATTAATAGCTTCATTGTTTATTTCCCCTTGAAGCGAGCTACAACATCAACGAAACCTTGTGTTCCGACGTATGCTGTAGCAATAATCATCCACTGCTCTGAATCTACCTTCTCTGCCAAGAGTAGTCCCGTTGTAGTTAGCCAAACGAGAAGTTTCTTTGACATGAACCTCTCTAAATTTTGATCTATAAATGCTTTTGCTGCTGCCATCATATCACCCTCCGCGGTTATTTATCTCCGCAGCAACAAGAGCAGCCGCAGAGTTTTTCACATTTGCAATTTTCACATCCACACATTTCTTATCCTCACTAGTATGGAAAGTTCTTTGAAACCTTAGAGCCAGACTTCTTCTTTGGCTTATCTGCTGCTGACTTTTTCTTTTTTTCAGTTTTTGGCTTCTCTTTACTTTTCTTTTTATCTCTTAAGTTTTTCATATCTTTTTTATCGATATCGCCGTCTTTGTCGGTGTCCATCTTTTCCTTTTGTTTCGGCGAAAGCTTTATTTTCGCACCGGGGCGCGTCTTTCTGGACTTTATATAGTCTTCGTGTGATGCATCGGGATGCGCTTCCTCACACATCTTGCCGGGATGGTCTTTTGATTCATCTAATTTGGGCTTAACATCAACAAAGCTCGTTGCAGTTCCTTTTGTGATTTTGTTAATTTTGGCGCCTAGGTCGTCGCCCTCGCCCTCAAGCATGTTCATAATTTCTTGCTTAATTATTTCTTCAAGTCCTTTTGGTGCCTTTTCGCCTGTTATAACTTCTCTGCCGTTTTTTGTTGGTTTCTCATCATCGTCATCTTCGTCGTCGGCCGGCTCATCTTCTAATTCTTCGCGAAACTCGCCGACTAGCTCCTCAATGTCTTTATAATATTCTTCCCACCGCTCCTTATCAGAAGCGTATTCTTTTTCTTCCCAAGTTTCTAAAATATCTTCAAGCCTAGAAAGAATCTCTTCGTGGGTTTCCATATCGCCATACTTCTCTTCATAGTCCTTGTCGTGGCCGTCATCGCCGGGTTCTAAATGCTTTTCTTGGAAAAGCTCTAATTCCTCATTTATAATTGTTTTTAAACGACCTACTGTAATTTTCATTATTTTTTCCCCTATTGATTTACATATGCAAAGCTGTCTTTCTTTGTAATGTCAATTGTCATATCAACAGTATCTTTTAAAGATTCTATGTGAGTAATTAGTATCACAATATCAAAATAGCTCTTTAACATATCCAAAATGCGGGTAAAGCTTTCAAGATGTTCTTCATCTAAAGCTGCGCCCGGTTCATCCAATATGATCAAATTGCACTTTGGCATATTACTAATATTTAACAAAGCAATTCTAATAGCAATTGCGGCCAATGTCTTTTCCGCACCAGAGCCATTCTCAAGAGGTCGTGGCTCATGCTTCGGATGGTGAATAAAAATGTCTAGCTTATTTCCATCCTTCTCAAAGTAAACTTCAAAGTTTACAATATTGGCCAGCACCTTTGAGATTTCCTCGTTAAGAACTGGAAGTGCCTTATTAATGATATCAAAAGCGATACCATTACTATGCATACAGCGAAGAAACAAATCTGTTGCTGCAAACTCCATTTGCAGTTTGGCTAACTCTTCTTTTTCTTTCTCAATGTTTTCTAGCTTCTGGGTGAGTGAGCCGTGCTTTACTGCCAAATCATAAATTTGATTTTCGCACAAAGATAAACTCTCGGTTAAGTTTTCTAATGCCCGCTCGTTTGTTTCCTTCTCTTTCAACAACCCGTTGTAATTCTCAATTGCCTCTTTGTTTTTGCTATAAAAACTAATCTGTTTTTTAATCTCACTAAGTGTTGTTTTATATTCTGAAATCTTATTCAGATTCTTTTGAAACTCCAACTCGCTGGTTGTTTTGTCTTTTTCCGTCTTCTCTTTCTTTTTCAACAAATCCTCGTAGTTTTGAATGTGGAGGCGAGTTTTTGGAACATCAAGAGAAATTATTTGTTTATTAGTTTGATTCCTAACATCTTTCTTTTCTTTTAATTCTTTTTTCGTATCTTCAATTTTTTGTGAAGCTGTATACGCATCTTTAATAAACCTACAAGAGGTAACATAATCGCTGCCGCAGGGGATCCCTTTGAGTACACACTGTTGCTTTTCATATGATTGTAATGTCTGTTGTTGCAAGGCAATTTCGCTTGAAAGCTCTTGCATTTGTTTTTGTTTTTCTGCTTCAATGGTCAAGCGCGTCTTAAGAGAATCAACATTAAATTTTTTCAAAAACTTCTCAGTTGACTTTAGAAAATCAGAAGCATCCTTGATTCGTACCTTAAGCTCTTTATTGTCTTTTTCTAGGGTAGCTTTTTCTTCGCCAAACTCTTCTCTTTTGCTTAGTACAGCATCAATATCAATTGGCTCAGCAGGCACTGCTTCAATTTTCTTTTGTAGCCCTGCGATCTCACCC